TGTGTATCCAAACTATATGATCCATATTTGGATGAATATATCTTAAATCAACACTTCCTGAAAAAATAATTGATGGAATATTAAACCCAGCAGCAATATGAGATATTCCAGAATCTATACCAATAAACATATCTGAACTTGCCACTACCCACATTAAAAATTGTGTAGATGGTGTATTTATCCTTATAGCTCCGGGTATATCATATCCATTAGTGCCTACTTGAAAAACAGAATAACCTCTATTATTTAAATCTTTGCATATCAAAGGCCAATTAACATCATACATATTTCTAAATGGTTCTCTGATGTCTGCATGGATAATGCAATATTTTTCAAATATCTTTATATCTGCTTTATAATTTTGATAAAGACTAAGTCTTGGGTTTCTTATTATGCCATTCTTAATTCCAGCAAATTCATAATAACTTTTAAGATGTAATTCTTTTGGGTTAGACTCATAAGACATATCCAAGTTAATAAACTTATAAGGAAGTCTTTTATTATCAATTTCGTCAAAGAATTCAATCTTAAAATAATGCTGCCTAAATATTTCTTTAAATTGTGGTAATGTGTGAAGAACAACTCTATAACCATTTTCGTAAAAATGTCTTAACACTGGCTCAACTCCAATAACATCGCCCATAGCTCCCATTCTTTGAATTACCACTATTTCTTTAAACTCTGGATGAAATCTACCATGAAATCCAAATGTTTTATTTTTGGGTTCTTTTAACTCAAAAGAAAAACCCTCAGCTATTTCATCAGTTGCCCATTTAAAACCATAATTACCTTCTAAATATCTTCTATATATTCTGCATATTGAAACATCTTCTGGAGTATATATTTCTATAATCTCATCCTTACCCAGTGCTTCGCATAGCTTTTTTGATCTCCAAGAAAACCCGCCATTCCCATTATTTAAACCATCTCTTTCATTCCATAAAGCACCACAATAATCATACAAATAAAGCCTTTCATCAAACAATTCGCCATTTAATACATATCCATCATGTTGAATTAATAAAACAAAATCCGTATCAATGTATTTATATAATTCTTTAATGCAAAATTTACTATATTCATCAACACTTCTTATTTCAGGAATTATTATTGTTTCAACTCCATCTATACGAATATTTGATGTAGTAAGAAACTTGCACTTGGTTGGCTTTACTTGTTCAAGTGTTTTTTTTAAAGCAATTGTGGCTTCTCCAACATTAACTGTATCTACGCAAATTATTGTAACGTTTTCTAATGTTGTCATTATTTAGGATTTGATTTATGAACTGCTTTTAATCTTTTGTATATTACTTTTGCTTGTTCTGGTGTTTGATTATTATTTACCGCAATTGCAGCAGCTAATCTTCTTAATTTTTTACTTGCTTTTTTATTCATTTTAATCTGCTTTACTGTGTCTTTTTCTAAAAAATCCATTATACTGAGGAAATTCTTTCATAAACTTCCTAGCATAAAATGGCTTTGCGTTGTTATTAATTTTAAAATCACCCTCAGCTGTTATAGGAGTTTCCCACCTAATTGCATTGAAAATAAATTCTGCCGATAAATTTTTATGTCCTCTTTGTATTGCAGTCAATGAATATTTTTTAAAAAATTCATAAATCTGAGGATTTTCTTCATCGTAATACTCAAACCATTCTTTTTGATCATTCATAATTAAAATATATGCGAATCATCAGAATCAAACCATTTTTGTTTTTTTTCTTTATGATTACTGTTACTTAATAAAACTAAATATATAGACATAAAAATCAAAATAGGGCTAAGAATTAATACTATAGTAAATAAATCTTTCATCGTCCTTGTCCTCTATATTGTTTTGGTTTAGGGGAATGTTTATTATAAGATTTTTTAGCATTACCTCTTTTTCTTTTACCAAATGTTATTTTTTGAGAGTCTGATTTTGCTTTAGCCATTTTTTATAAATTTAATTTTTAATGAATAAGTTGGAATAGTAAAGTTACCACTCCAACTGTAATTGCTGAAATTAAAATAAGGGTTGTTCGTCAGTTTGTTCATATCCATTTGGTTGACTTAAAAAATCATTGTTTGTTTGAGGTTTTCCACTTGACAATAATTGTATGCTTGCAACTCTTACAGCTAGCTGTGGCATTACTTCATTTGTATTGCTGTTTCTGTATGTTTTAGCCTCTGGGTATCCATCAACATAAACTTGAGTACCCTTTTTTAAATACAAAGCTAGATTAACTTTATCTGTCCAATAAGCGCATGAAGCCCAAGTTGTTCTGTTTACTTCAGCTCCTTCTTTGTTTTTGTACTTTTCAGAATGTGCCACCGAAAAATTAATAACTTTTCTACCGTTTACATCATTTACCGTAGCATCTTGTCCTAAGTGTCCGATTAATTGTAATTTGATCATCTTTTTTTGTTTATAATTAAAAAATATTTTCTTCTGAAAATGGCATCCAGCCATCTTGTTCTAATGTTTGTTGAGTAGGTTGTTTTGGTTTAAAATCTATATTCTTTTGGTTTAATAAAAGCTGCAAAGAATCAATACCGGTAAAGAAAAATCTCCTTGTTTTAAAAACCATCTCAAATACCGTAAAACCTTTCTTACCTACAATTTTTTGCCTTCTAATTTTCTTACTATGGAATTCACAAGTAGGGTTCTGCGGATCGGTTTGGGCAAATGGCCTATGATAAACCAAAATGTTATCCATCTTGTTGTTCCACATTGCTCCATCGGTCAAATCAAATACATCTGGGCAAGGATAGTTTCCATCTCCAGCTTTAGCCATCTTAATTGGGTGAGCTATAATCCAAAAGAAAACATTATTCACTTGAGCAAATCTTGAGAATACCGATAATACCCACTCTAAATACTTATCACTTCTTGAAAACTTTTGGTATTCATTTGTTAACTGGTTAAATGGATCAATATCCACTCCATCTACATTTTCTTTAATGATTAACTCCAAAAATACTTCCATGATATATTGCGGAGTTGGTGAAACATCCTTTGGATAAACATAAAATATATGCTTACAAATCATATCATACACTTGCTCATAAACTTGTCTTGAAGGCCTGTGTGGATTATTAGGACTGCAATCGCAACCCAAAATAATTTCTACAAAATCGTGATAGTATTCTTCTGGTGGGTTATCCTCTGGTGAAAATGTTGCAAACTTTTCTCCGTACAATAAAATCCTCATTGCTTGATACCACTTCTTAAATGATGACTTTCCGTAGTTACCAATACCTGTAAGAACTGTAATCTCGCCTCTTTTTGGCTTAAATCTTTCATCAATATCTGGTATATTTATACCATCTACTTGAGCATAACCATTATCGTAAATGCTTAACGCCTGCTCTTTTACATCAATTCCATAAATAACATCTTTTAACTTGATCCCCTCGTCAAATACAGCCTTTTCAACCTCAACTTCTTTTCTTGTAACCTTATCTACCAATTGCTCTTTATCAAAATTTGCACTACCAAATCTTGATGCGTTCACACGATATGCTGATGCAATCGCTTTATCTGCTTCTCTTTTGGTAAACTCTGAATTACTAATAAACTCATTATTGATCATGCCATTTGCAGTAATCTCGTGTATTCCAAATCGGCAACAAGCTGAAGCAAGTTTAAAAATAAAGTTATTCCTTTCCCCAGTAACAAAAGCCTCGTTCTTATTGGAAAGCCAAGTCAAAATGTTCTTGAAAATCTTTTGGTCGTCTGCCGTTCTTTCGTAGGTAACAACTTTTTCAATTTTCTTAACCTTTTTGAAAACCTCAGCTTTTTCGTTTATGTAAATTTCAGGATCATAACTCTCATAACAAACACGACTGGGGTTAATACCACTTCTATCTAAATTACCAAAAACCTCTTGTAATGCTTGGAAATGCTCTCTATGTTTTGAACCATCTGCAATTTTAACCAAAGCTTTTAATCCATTCCCAGAAGGGCTAACCCAACAAGCATAAACAAATGGTTGGGATATAATTTCGGTTTGCCTATCTCTAAGCTCGTAAACATTGTCAAAATCTAGGACAATAAATCCACTATGCTCAATAAGGTCAACATCTTGCCTATTTGCACCGAATTTCCCACTAAAACAAACGGATGGCAAATTCTTTTTTAGGTTATCAGCCTTGTCTTTGTCTATTGTGTTTCTTATTTCTTCTACAGCAGCTTTACTAACTCCGTTTTTTATTCTATCTAAGCAATATTCAACGGTTCTATAATTGGGTTCTTTAGAATAAATGTTCTTAAAAATTGTAATCATATTTCGTAGGATTTATTTCTATATAGTTCTTTTTGTCTTTCATACTCTAGCTGATAATCGCTTTTCTGAGCTGTTTTTAGCCCATTGTAGCCACTTTCTGCGTTTTTTGATGGTATTATCTCATCAAGCCATGATTTGTTGTTTAAAAAAGTCTGAGGATCTTTTCTGAACTTTTTATCTGGTTGGGCTATTTTATATTTAGGAATATAATCCATAATCAATTCTCTTTCCTGATCAGACAATTTTGACCACTTGGAAATAAGTTTACTTCTTTCGCCTTTTTTCTTATCATACAATTCCCAAAAAACATCAAAATCTATATTTATTCTTTTTTCTTCTATTTCTTCTAATTCTTCTTTATATGTGTTCATCTGTTGTTCATCTGTTGTTCGCCCGTTGTTCATTGGTTGCTCATTACTTGTTCGTTGGTTGTTCAGTGGTTGTTCATCATCTTTGTCATAAGATTGATAAGTATCATATTTACAGATAGTTATGATTGAATATTGGTTGTTCGATACTATATTAATTTGACCTAATTCTTCAAATTTATTAAGTACTCTATAAATCAATGATCCATCTATGCCTAATTCTTCTTCAGCCTTATGCCTCCCAAATAACAACTGACCTCTATTTACTTCAACAGTAGTATAACCAATGCCAATCTTTAAAGGCACAAAAGCCTTTTTGTAATTAGCCTTAACTAAAAGCCATAACCAAATTTTCAAATGATTAGCATTAGCAAAGCAATAGCTAGATAAAATATCCCTATCTATTTTTATAAATGACATTGTAATTAATTAATAATTAATCTATTTTGTTTAACTGAGAATCTATAAATTCTTTAACTTTTTCCCAATCCTTTTTACTTAATTCTAAATAAAAATGATTTTCTACATCTTCCTCAATAGTGGCTAAATAAATTGCATTATCAGCGTGTACGCATATTTCAATTTTACTGCCATAAGAATTTGGGCAATCAACTTCTATTTTAAGCTGTGTTGACATAAATTAATTTTAATCGTTAATAAAATCGGTTTTCAAAGCTTCATTAATTCTATTAATCTCGGCATCTGTAAATACAAGTTTACCTTGCATTTTGCGAGATAATTCTGATTCTGGTATTTTGGCGTTTAATGAAAGCCAGCGCTGGGTTCTGCCATCTAATGCATCTTTAATTCTTTCATGCAATTTGACCTTAATTTCTTCCATATAAATATATTTTTAGCCAAAATTAAGAATTAAAAACAAACTTCCAAATATTTTTAAGATTTTTTTAAATAATTTTTGTGTATTAATATTTTTAATTTAATTTTGATTATGGAAAACGCTGATTTGGTTTATGAAATGGCTAAGAGGTTAGATATGGTCATTGAAGTAACTAAAGAAGGGAAGTATATTGGTAAGTATAAATTTATAAATGGTAAACTGCATAAATTAAAAGAAGATGAGAAACTCAACAATAATAGTAAAAAAGAAGAAGTGCGCTAATTGTGGCAAGATTGATTACCACTTTTCAAATAAGATGTGCAAGCAATGCGCAACAATACATAGTACACAAAAACGTATGGAAGAATTTGAAGAAGATGGAGAAAGTTTCCAGTATTTAGTATCTGACCTTGATAGAATATTTAGTCAGTATATTAGAAATAAACACGCAGATAAACATGGCGTTGTATTATGTTATACTTGTGATGAAAAAATGACAATACCAGAAAGCCAGTGTGGCCATTTTATACCAAGATCAAATTTAGGTACAAGATGGATGGAGCAAAATTGCAGACCTCAATGTATGGAATGTAATTGTTACCAATTTGGGAACTTAGAAGAATATGAAAATAGATTACATACAGAAAATAGCGGATTGGTAGAATATCTTCAAGAAACCGCAAGACAAGTAACTAAACCAACTAAAGATGAGCTTAAATCTTTGATCATTGAATACAGGTCAAAGCTAAACCTAGTAAAAAAGAAATTTATAAATAAAAATTAGTATTTTTACAGAGGTAATCAGTTTTTTAGTTTTTTAGTTAGTTAAAACGATACCCCTATATTCTTATAGGGGTTTTTTTATACAAAAAGGCCGCCAACGTAGAAACGTAGCGGCGATTAATTGCTTAAACCTTACTATGCTTAAAATAAAATTAATAATTTTTATGTTTTTAATAAAATTTATTTTTTTAATTAAATAAATTAATTTAATTTTGGTAAACAAATAAATAAAAATGGCAAGATTAGTAAGTCCAGATTCAGTATCTAGCAAGGTGGCAAGCCTTAAAATTGGAGAAACGATAAGATTAGATAATCCTTATTCTTCAGTAGCGGTAATGATTTCATTTTTAAAGAAAAAACAAGAGCATCAAGATAAAATTTTTAAGATTAAAGTAATAAATAACGTAACTACAGTAACTAGAAGATTATAATATGCATATTCAAACTATTAATTACCAAAAGACATTTAATTTAGGAAACTATTCTTCTGAAAAAATAGGAGTTGAAATAGTTTTAAACGCTGGAGAAGATGCTAAGCAAGCATTAGACACAGCAAAAGCACTGGTAGAGGAATACCACAAAGAAAACTTCAAAGAAGTTATTCAAGAACCAGAAATAGTAGTATCACCAGAACAAGAAGTAGATAACACTATGGCTTTTATTGATTCTTGCAAGACTGAAGGAGAATTAAGAGAGGTTTATTTGATGTGCCAAAAGAACCCAGTGCTTAAAAGTTATTATGATCTTAAAATTGCCACCTTTAAAACTAAAAAATAATGATTAATTTTTCTGAAACCCTTATTAGGGCAAGTTCTGTTGGTTATTTAATGACAGATCCACAATCAAAAGCAGATAAAGAAGCTGGTATGCTTTCTAAAACTGCACAAAGACATTTGCTAGATGTTTACATTGCTGAGAAGTATGGTCGCAAACGCGATATACAAACAAAACAAATGAAAAAAGGTATTGAAGTAGAAGATCAATCTATTGAATTACTTAACAAGTATTGGGGAACCAGTTATTCTAAGAACCAAGATAGATATACAAATGATTTTATTACTGGACATCCAGATATTTTAGATAGCGGAAAAGTTGTTGATATAAAATCAAGCTATGATTTGTGGACTTTTTTAGGAAACCTTCCGGATAAATTAGATAACTTGTACTATTGGCAATTAATGTCTTATATGTGGCTTACTGGAGCAACAAAAGGCTATATTGCATACTGTTTATCTAACACTCCATTTGGCATAGTTGAGCAAGAGAAAAGATATTTATTAAATAGAATGGATGTTATATCAGAAGAAAGCCCAGAGTATGTAAAGGAAGCAAATAAACTAGAATTCAACATGACTTTTGATGATATTGATATAGCAGAAAGAGTTTTAGTATTTACGGTAGAAAGAAAAGAAGATGATATTGTAAGAATTCAAAACAGAGTAGAAAAGGCAAGAGAATTTTTACACGAAATTGAATTAACGCATTTAAATTTTAACAAGTAGTGCAAAGAGGGGCTAATATAATTAATGCCATACAAAATTTAAAGATGGCGCAAGAACAATTTGATGATTTTTGCAGACAATACCCTAATACTAAAGGTTATCATTTATTTAAAGGATATAGTAAGCGAATTGATTTTATATTTTC